CTGAAACGTCACGTTAAAATTTTGAAAAACCGCATCCCATACCGGACATGGCAGCACGCGAACGCCGCCGCCGTCGTACACATAAAAATTGCTCGACCCCATCCAATAAACAGACCCGCGAAACTTCTGCGGCGAGTGTCGACTACATGCCCCCGCGCCTGCACCGATCTGTGTAAAACCGTAGACGTCGGGCTGATCAATGAAGTTCATTGCCCATAGATCGAGATCGGTCCAGATCAGATTTTGGTTTGCTGCGCCCGCGATCCCCGCACGAATCTCGGACCCGATCGGAATGCGATAGTTTCCTGCGAAGTTCGCATCCGTCGGTGTCCACGTGAAGAAGTCCTCCGAGTCAGACCACTGCACCAGCATCGGGTCTCGCGTCATGCCGATGCCGCCGTTAGTCCGCTCGTCTAACGTCGAACCATAGGCGACGAGGATTTGCGACGTCGTCGAGACGAAAATTCCCGAGTTGAACGGAGGACCGGACGACACCAGCGACATGTTGGCAAAGCCGCCGGTCGGATCCCAATAATAAATCCCGCCGTCGGCCGGACACCCTAGGATCAATTGCCCCCAATTGTCCGAGGTCCAGTCTGTCGCTGTGATCGGAGTTCCTGTCTGCACGGCAGGCGCAACGCCTGTACCATAACCGCCTTTGCCGTACCCACCTAGCCCGTAACCGACACCCCCCGCTGGCGGCCCTAGCGCGATGTAATAGACAATCTCAGCGTTGCCGCTGTTCATGCTCACAGTGTGAGAGCCCGTCGCTTGGGCATTCACCTGAATATTGAAGTGAGACGAGTCAGGCACCGTCACCGCTGCATATGAGCCCGAAATTGTGATGCCATCGAACGTCGTCGGAATCGAGAATACGATCGTACTCCCCACACTCAAACCATGGTTCGCAAACGTCACCTGAACCAGAGCGCTACCGGATGTCGTGGTGAAAGCAGGAACGGCACCAGCATTGTTGACGGTGCTGGTCGCATTCATCGCCGCCGTGATCTGGTAACTGTGCGTTCCTGTAATCGCCACGATCGGATAAAGGCCAGACAGGATAATGCCGCCGATCGAAATCGGCGTATTGAAAAACACCGAGTCAAAGGTTGTGACGTTGCTGATGTTGGGATCAACAATCGTGACTGTGGGCGTGTTGATAATAGTCGAGAAGTTAGGCGTAAAATCCGACGTGAGCGTCTGCGGCGTGATCGCCTGAAAATTGCCGCTTGTGATGACACCAAAAACGGTGGTGGTGCCTACCGAAAGGTGATCCATGGCGTTAAGATCTTGCCATGCATGCAAATCACGAGGAATGCCCGAGACAGCAAACGGGTAAAATTTGATGAATCCACCATATTTTTGAGCGAGGCCATCCCTGAAACGAATTAGCTGGCTCTGCGAATAACCTGCCTCATTTAGCGTGGGAGTCCAATCTGCTACAACGCCAGGCCTCAACTTGATTTCTCCGAAGGGCATGGATAGATTTTCCTTTCTTACCCTTTTGGAGCTACCGGACAATGGCATTGGCCAAAAATGACATAGAAAAAGTACTTAGCTACGACCCTCAGACTGGGAAATTTCGATGGAAAATTACTAGAGGAAGATGCTGCAATGGAAAAATAGCAGGCAGCGTCGGCGGCTATGGGTACATCTCGATCGGAATAAACGGCACGAAATATGGAGCCCATCGTCTCGCGTGGCTTCTTATGACTGAAAATTGGCCGACGACCGATATTGACCACATCAATGGCATTCTTACCGACAATAGAATCAAGAACTTGAGATTGGCAACGCGGTCTCAGAATCTCGGAAATTCTAGCACCCATGTCGATTCTACCAGCGGCCTTAAAGGTGCTGCATGGGACCGACAGACGGGAAGGTGGCGCTGTACGCTGATGATCCAAGGCGTTAAGTATGATTTTGGTCGTTACGACACGGCCGAGCAGGCGCATGAGGTTTACTGCCGAGAATCGAGCCGTCTCCATGGTGAATTCGCTCGTCATAAGTAAACCCTCTCAGGCAGCCCTAATTACCGAAATGCCGGTCACTTGCGACGGCTGAACGTTGTTATGGATACCGGGCCCCGTATTGGTCGATGAACCAGAAACCGAGCCGCCGGTAATCGAAGCGGAAGACGAGCCGCCGAAGGTGCCTCCTACACTTACCGCTCCAATATTGCCAGTTCCGCTGGACCCTGTGCCTACAATCGTGCCGCTACCTAGAACGAATTGACCAAGGCCGCCAGGAACCACCGTACCCGACAAAATACTTCCGCTAAAACTGATGGTAGGTATCTGCCCCGCGGCAAGAGTAATCACCTGTGAATCTAAACTCGCGCCGATCGTCTGCCCATTGATTCCGCAGCCGCCCGCTGTAATGCGCGTGCCCGTCCCATCGTATGGCAGTTGTACACGGCCCCGACTGTCCGGCAGGCCAAATGTAGTGACGCCATCTCCGCCAAACTGAGAACCTAGTTGCGCACCCAAAAACGGGTAACTGGAAATATTAAAAACAGTGCCATCGCAGATCAAATAAGGCCGCTTCGTGCATGCAGTGACCCATGCAGGCAACGCTGTAAGACCGGCCCACATTTCGGTGTGGCCAATGCGGCCGAGATTGCAGAAACGAACATTTGTCCCGTCGCAGTAAACGTGCTGAATCTCACCCGGAGGAAAACCGATAATCTCGCCCGATCCGACGGCACGGAAGGACAACACAAAGTTGCCGCTCGCTAAGTGCTCGATGATGTAATAGCCGGGCAACGGAAGAGTGATCTGCACCGCACCCGTGAGCGTTCCGGTAAAGCGTAGCACCGCGTTTTGAGACTGAGTCGGGCCCGCCGAAGGCGTTGGCGTAAAGCCTACAGGCGATGTCAACGTGATCGGAGCATTGCTTACGCTGACCGTCTGGACACCGCCTTGGAAGCCGTCGACGGCAGTCATGTTCGGATTGACCGCTTGGGCTCCCCAAAGGTCAACTAAATCGCCTGTGTTTGGTATCACCAAAGCCACATTGACGGTTGTCGGCTCAGTCACGACACGATCCTATAAGTGGACCGCCGGACGAACGCGTGCCGTCAGGTACGGAATAAGTCTGTTGAAATAGCCGAGCGCTCAGCTTACTGAGCTTTTTACACATTGATCGGTGTAATTCAAAGTGGTATCTGCTTTAGTATGAAAGTACAACCTGATTCTAGATTTGGGCGCCTTGTAGTCTTACGCAAAGATATAGCCCGAAGTCTCCCATATAAAATATCACGATGGTTCTGCCGGTGTGATTGCGGCTCCGAAGTCAGCATCATGTCAAATAGTTTGAGAAGCGGGCGCACTAATTCTTGCGGGTGTATCCGCTCAGAAACTACAACTAGGCTGAAAACCAAACACGGGAAAAGAAAAACTCCTGAATTTGACGTTTGGTGCAATATGCGGCGTCGATGCTATGATCCTTCGAATAAATCATATCGCGACTATGGAGGGAGAGGAATAAAAGTGTGCCCTCAATGGAGGGACAGCTTTAAAACTTTTATTGAGGATGTCGGACCACGTCCGACGGCCTCACACCAATTAGATAGAATCAACAATTTTGGAAATTATGAGCCGAAAAACGTGAGATGGGCTACTCGCAAAGAACAATGCAATAATAGACGAAGCAATTCTCGCTATGAATTCAGAGGACAAAAACTCACTATCAGTGAACTGATGTCGTTCTCTAATTCAACTCTTTCATATGCACATATAATGCAACGAATTAGAAAGAGAGGGTGGCCAATCGAGGAAGCTATTTCCATACCGCTAGGTTCTGGGAGGCGTACTGATTCCAGTCGGCTGTGATGAACTCCAGCCTTCAGCTTGGAATTTCTTGCGGGCTTCTTCGATGGCTCCGGATTTTAGAAGATTTGCATAATGCTGACTCCAGTTTACTCCTTGTGCGGGATTATCTCCAACAGCACTAAAGTTTTGCATATATCCAGACGCTTCTACCATGGAAGCTGCCATAAATAACTGGGGTAGATATACCGATATAAATGTGGTGGCATTTGTGCTGGACAGCGACGCCGGGCGCTGCGTCCCGGTGATTTCCACCGTGTAAGCCTGATCCGGCCACGGTCCTAGAACGCACGAATCTTGTGTTACGCGCCCGAAAAACTGCGGTACACCCGACGCCGTAACCGACGGAAACATGTAGGTGCACAAGTCCTTCGTCGCAGGCAGTACCGGATTGCGCGTGCCGAGGTCCGGATTCGTCGTGCTCTGCGGAGTAATCACGCTTAAGGATTGCACAACGAAGAATGCATTGCTCCAGTTCAGATTCCGGTTTCCCGCCGTAAGTAGCGTCGTCGACGTCACCACAGCACCGAGAAAATCAAGATCAGAACAGATGCGTGCTTCTGCATTCGGAATGATCGTTCCGTTGACGATCGTTTGAAAGTTGGCGTCCCCCGTCAGTTGAGGGTCACCCATCTCTAGCGCTAGGTTGGTTGTGAACGTGGCGTAGGTGTAGGACATATTGGCCGCTCTCGGAGATTAGCATGTATCACGAAATACCAGCACTCGACTCTTGGGACTGGCCCATCCTCCTGATTACGATCGCAATCGCAGTCATCGTAAGTCGACTTCTTCCAAAGAAGTAAATCTTACGAAATCCTGAACCCATAAATATAGCTGTCCTTCGAATTGCCCGAGGCATTGAACTTCATCACGCTTGTCGTCGAATTTGCTTTACAGGATATTCTAATATTTGCGGCTGGCGACGCGAGAAAACCGGCGAAATGTACGGCTATTCCGTTCGCAGTCGTCACACCGGGTGAATTATTGGAGAACTGCCCAGACGCGAAAACTGTCGTGCCGTCCCACAATTTGCAATCAAAAGTCGTATTTGACGCCGTTCCATCAATCACAGTCACACCGCCCGACGCGAACCACGTTCCCGAGGTGCCCTGCGCCATGCTGGGGCCATCGAAATAGGTGGCCGACATGGTCATCGAGACATCAGAACCAAGAACATTGCTAGCCGTACTAAGGCTAACACCGGCACTAATACTTCCGCTCGTTGTAACTGGTGAGCCGCTGATGCTCAGGCCGTAGGTATTCGTCAGGCCAATGCTAGTGACCGCAGAAGCCCACTGCGGGGTAGAACCCGCACCCGTAGTCTGCAAAAACTGGCCATTCGTTCCGGGTGCCAATACTGACCAAGCCGAGGCGCCGCGGTAAAGAACGTCGCCTTCTGTCGAACCAATGACGTCGAGCACCAACGTCGGCGTAGTCGCTACGGGAACACCCGTTCCGCCGCTCGTATAAGCCAACACGTTTCCGGTCGCGATTGTCGCAAGGCCGATTGTTCCCGTGGTGGTGATTGTGCCGCCGGTCACGCCATTGTTGGTCGCAACGCTGGTGACGGTGCCCGTTCCCGTTACCGTAGTCCACGACGGATTTGCAGCTGCGCCCGCAGTCGTTAGAACTTGGCCATTCGTTCCAGGCGCTAGCGCAACCCAAGCCGACGCATTGCGATAGAGAATGTCACCCTGTGTCGACGCGATCGTGTCTAGCAACGCGGTTTGGCTGTTCGCCAATGGCGTAGCCGAGCCGCCCGAGATATTCGACAAAATCGTATTGTTGCCGATCGTCGGCAGTTGAGCCAGCGTCGCCTGTCCGGAAATATCGCTAAAGGCTGGCTGCGTCGAACTCGGCGCGCCCCCCGTCGAGATGGCATTGATCCATTGATGCGATACAGCAACGTAGCTTTCAACGCACCCGATCGTCGATGCACTCGGGTTCGGACACTGCGACGCGGCAAGCGTTCCGCTGATGTCCGTGAACGCAGGTTGCGTGCTGGACGGAACGCCACCGGTCGAAATCGTATTGATCCACTGATGCGTAACAGAGGCATAACTCTCAATGCCGCCCAACGTCGACGCGGAGGGATTCGGAAGATCGGCGCCCACCAATGCGCGGAACGTCGGCGTTCCCGAAGAGCCGTTCGGAGACGCCCAAACCAAATTTTGAGATTGCGACCCCAGCGTCACCGCAAGCGTTCCTGCGCCCGTCACCGGACTGCCTGAGACGGAAAAAATGCCCGGCATGGATAGGCCAACGCTCGAAACCGTACCTGCGCCCGCCGTCGTCCAAGACGTATGCCCGGAACCGTCCGTTATCAGGACTTGATTCAATGTGCCGTTCGTCCCGGGTAACTGGAAAACCGTCCCCGTACCAGCCGCCGACGGAACCTGAATCACGGCCGATCCGGTGCTAGACCCGCGAAGGGTGACGGAACCGCCGATTACCCCCGTCCGGCCGAGCACCGGCTGGGTAAGCGGCTGCGTTATGCCCTGAGAGCCCCCACCGTTGCCGCACAGCGTGCCGCCGGGGATTGTCGTTCCACATTGGCTCCAAGCCGGAGACGCGCCCAGCGCCAGCCAGAAGCCCGCCACGAGGCCAATTAACCGCACCCTCATGCTGTCCCCAAAGTCCAGATGTTGAGAGATGTCACCGGCCGGAACCAGAACCCGCCATAGGGGACCGTGACCGTCGGGTTAGTCACCCCGTCCGCCGTGACTGTCAGAAAGATACCGTTCCCCGCGCCGTCAGATGTCCCAGCCACATCTTTCACTAAGACGTCAGCGTCTTGCAGGTTCGCAGCGCCGAATGTGATGTAGGTAGGTTCTGGCGTGGCTTTGTTGACGTAGATGCGAGCGACCCCTGTCGGCACCACATAGGCCGTGAGAGCCGTCATATTCTGGCCCTGCGCGATCACAACTTGGCCGGCAATGACGCCCTGCAACAGTTTGCCAAGCAGCAGCGACGTGATCGAATAGTTGACCGCCGTATTCGCATTCGTCGCCAGCGGATTCCCGGACACAATCTCGAATAGTTCGTCACCGAGAAACGACGTTGCCGTGAACGCCGGCAGGTCGGTCATTTGACCGCCCTGGAACGTGTCCAATGCTGGG